GGTTGAAGAAGACTGGGTTGGACTTTGAATCATGGTGCGATGAGATTGAAGCACTCGAAGTGGGAGATAGCGCAGACGCAGTGATCGTCCCTTTGGAGATAAGTCAGCCCACTGGGTAATTGCATATCTCGCTTGCGAGACTTCGATTTCGCCTTCAGTGTTGCTGGCAGAAGAACCACGAATGCTGTTCACAATGTTGGCGTACCTTCGATGGAGAGCCATTCACCTAGGCAAGTAGTATCGGTGTATGGCAAGTCGTGCAGGAACATTCATCTCAATCGATGAGCCGGTACTGATTGAGGGTCTTGGTGACTTCCTTCGTGATCTAGCCAAGACATATCCTGACTTCAACAAGGAAGCACGTATCGCCAGTCAAGGTGTGGCAGAGCTGCTCGTTGTTGCAGCAACCTTCGAGGCTGCATCGGTGACCCGTAATCGTCAGGCGTTAGAAGTGATGAAGGGCATGAGGGCGCAACGTGACCGCATCCCAACAATCAAGTTGCAAGAGAAGTCTGGGTTCGTATCAAAATCAAAGCCGAACAGAAGTCGTAAGATCAAGGTGACTAGGGGCGACGTGTTCTTTGGTGCCGAGTTTGGTGGTGGCAAGTTTGGCTCATCCAATCGGACGGTGGCTGGGGCTAAGTCTCGGGCTGGTACTGAGATGCCTCGTAAGGGTGGGGGCAGGACGACTCAGTTCCTTCGGCATCGTGGGAAGTCTGGGTACTTCTTCTGGCCTACTGTGCGCAAGAACAAGGGCAACATTGCCAAGGAGTATTTGAACGCTATTGACAAGGTTTTGGAGAAACTGAAAGATCGTTGACTTTGGCTGTGGTTTCGCTACCCTGTAGTTAGGGAGGCGTTCATGGTTGTCTATTTTGATTCGGTCAAGTCTGTTCAGCCGAAGCCGTTCGCCTCGAATTGGGTTGACCTCAAAGAACGCTTGATGCACCATGAGGAGAATGCGCACAAGTCTGATGGTGCGTTGTGGTCGCCTGTTGAGTACCACCAAGGTAGGACTAGAGGCAACACTGCTGTTCGGTTCATTGAAGCGTTGGTCGTTGACATGGACGGTGAATCGTTTGCGAATGCCAACCTTGATGGGTTTGAGTATCTTGCCTACTCCACATATTCGCATCGACTGGATGATCCTCACTATCACTTAGTTTTGCCGTTGGCTGAGCGTGTACCGGCAGGGCTGTGGCGAGCTGTGTGGGCTGAGTTGCATGAACGAATCAACCTTGTTGGTGACCCTGCAACGAAAGATGCTGCGCGTATCTTCTACCTTCCACAACATGCACCAGATCAACCTTTCGAGTTCCACGAACAATCAGGCAAGTTCATTGACACAGACTTCCAATACGAACCTGCACGGAACCCAACACCAAGATCACCACGTCAGTCTGCTCAGCCTCGACGCAAGCGCACTGTCGGTGTTGAGATGAATGATGCGTGGTGGGATGCAGGCAAAGTGATGACGAAGTATGACGGTCTTGAAGGCAAAGCATTGTGGTCTACCGTGTTGGCTGACTTCCGTGCCTTGCGCTCGGCTTGTGAGGATGTCATCTAGAATTGCCGCATGGCTGGCGTTCGCACATTCGTAGTTCGGTTCCTTGCTGACGCAGAGCAATACAAGAAGGGCATCAAGCAAGTCAACGATGGCATGGGCGGTTTGAAGACCGAGGTGTCAAGTCTGTTGCCGTCATTCAAAACTATGGCGATTGCTGGTGCAGCTGCGTTCGGTGCTGTGAGTGCATTCGGATTCAAGGCTGTGCAGGCTGCTGCTGAAGATGAGAAGTCGCAAGCGTTGTTGGCTGCACAGTTGAAACGAACCTTCGGTGAGCAGCAAAACTTGACTGATGCTGTTGAGCGTTATATCTCGGTGACGCAACTTCGTACCGGAACTAGTGACACAGAATTGCGTGACTCGTTGGGGACGTTGCTTCGTTCAACAGGTAATTTGACGACATCTCAAAACCTGTTGAATGTTGCGCAGGATGTCTCCGCTGCTACCGGCAAAGACCTCCAATCAGTTTCTTTGGCTCTTGCCAAGGCCAGCCTTGGTCAATTCACAGCGTTGGGGAAACTTGGTATTCCATTAGATGAAAGCACAAAGAAGTCCAAGGACTTTGGCAAAGTTTTGGAAACTCTGGAAGGTCAATTTGGTGGTGCTGCGGATGCTGCTGCAAATACATTCGGTGGCAAATTGAAAATCATTCAAGGACAGTTTGGTGAGATTGTTGAAACAATCGGTGCAGCCTTGCTTCCTTACTTAGATAAGTTTGCCACGTTCTTAGTTGAAGAAGTTGCTCCTGCTGTTCAACGAGTCACGAGCGTCATCGGTGAGAAGGGCTTGGTTGCAGGGTTCCAACAGTTGATCTTCGAATCTGGTGGTGCTGGTGCTGCTGTTGTTGGTGTCCTTAGAAACATTGCAATAGCAGGGGCAGAATCAGCAAACATTTTATACAAACTTGCGTACTTTGCAAAAGCTGCTATTGAACCAAATTATCTTGAGAAGGTCAAAAGTATTGCCAAAGGCTTCACTGGACAAGCAGTTGATGTTGACAAACTCAAAGAAGCATTTGACGAAATTGCTGTACCAGTCAATCATTACAAGGTCACCATCCACGATGTCATTAGGGGGCACAGAACATTGAACGGTGTAATAGAAGAAACTAATGATGAAGAAGATGACTTATCTACGACTTTGAAGAAGGCAACCGACAGACTCAAGACTTACACCGATGCGTTGAAGTCAAGCAACTCTGCACAGAAGTCTTTCAAGAATGCGCAGGATGCTTCAATCAAGGCTGGGAAGTCGTTGACTGCTGCGAACCAAGGTGTGACTGATGCGCAGGATGCGTTCAATCAGGCTGTGGCTGGGTATGGTGCTGATTCGCCACAAGCTAGGAAGGCTGCGCTTGAGTTGTCGCAGGCTCAGCGTGGGTTGGAACGCGCCGGATACAACGTGGAAGGTTCGTTGTTCGCGATCAAGGATGCTGAGGAGGCATTGAAGAAAGTTCGTGCTGATCCTGAGTCCACACCTCAGATGATTCGTGAGGCTGAGATTGCGTTGGCTGAGGCGAAGTTGTCAAGTGCTGATGCGATTGATCAGCAGACTGAAGCCACTGAAGGTTTGACGACTGCGACTGGTTTGTTGAATGAGGCGATCTTTGGTGTTTCTAAAGATTCTGAGATATTCAAGGATTTGTCTGATGCGTTGACTACCGCTAAAGAGAATCAGGCTGAGGCTGTTATTGCTGTGGCTGAAGCGATTGAACGTGAAACTACGGCAATGCAAGAATATGGCAAAGCGATTGAGACTGCTGGAAAGATCGCTGGTCAGTACCCACTTGTTTCTGGAAGATTCAATGTCAATAATCCGATGGCTGGTTCTGCTAACAGTATTCCTGCGACGGTGACTGGTAACTCGACTGGGTTCCGACCTAATCCTGCTGGGGGTGGGATGGTGGTGAATGTGAACGCTGGTCTTATTTCTTCACCAGATGAGATTGCCGAGCAGATTAGTGATTTGATGACTCGTCGTGCGCGTCTCAATGGTGGCGATTTGACTGCGTTCTTCTAATGGCTAAGTCTGCGAAGTGGGGTTCAACATACAAGGTGTTGTTGGATGTCGGGTTCTTGGCTGATGCATTCACATTGGATTCAAGCCTGTTGGATGGTACTGATGTGTTGGATGGGTCAACAGACTTTGTTGACATCACCGAATATGTAACAAACATCAATATCAATCGTGGTCGTACAACTCAACTTGATAACTTCCCGTCATCTAACTGCACCATTGTTGCTGATGATCGTGCAGCTGCAAGATACTTTGATCCACTCAACACAGCATCAGAATGGTATTCGGGTGGGACTGTGGGTATTGCTCCACGTCGCCAGTTCCAGGTGTACGGCGGTACAGCCGGTACGACTTCAATGTTCACAGGTTTCATCTACGACTTGAACATTGATTATGCCGAACCGAACCTGTCCACAGCAACAATCGTGGCTACTGATGCGCTCGGTCAACTCGGTCAAACTGTGCTGACCGCATTCAACCCTTCATCACAACTCACCTCTGCCCGTGTGTCGGCGATCTTGGATCGTCCAGAGGTGGCGTTCTCAACTGCGTTGCGAAACATTGAGACTGGGATTGCGACCTGTGGGACGGTTGCGTATGACGATGCGACGAATGTTCTCACCGCACTACAGGATGTGGCGATTGCTGAGGGTGGGCGTTTGTTTGTCAATCGTTCTGGGAGTGTGGAGTTTGATGCTCGGATTGCTGTGTCGTTTGGTACGGCTGTGGCTTCGTTTGGTGGTACGGCTGGGATTCCGATTTTGTCGTTGGCGAATCAGTATGGG